CAAACTTTGAATATTAAGTTGCCCTGACATCATATAAGCAAAAATGTCAGTTAGTTTGACCAGTTCGCTTAATAATTTAATAAATTAATATTATTTCTATCGTTAGTTTGCACTGAGAATAGTTCGTTATCACTAATAATTAAAAGTTGTATTTATTTTTGGGGGGTTTTGTGCGACCTAGCACCAGATATTGTGTTTTGTTCTAGATATAAATTTACAGGAGGTGTATATATCTAAACAAGGAGAGCTGATTATGTTCAAAAATGAAAAACCAAAGATAAATGCTTTAGTTGTAATTTCAGAATTAACCAATTCTGTTATAATACACTTTGATGGTTTTAATGATTTAGACGAAGCACATGATTTTAGCGATTACATGATTGAGGAGTTAGGAATAAATCCATTGCAATATACTCTAAATAAAACTATTCATTAAGGGGGGTTTTATTTAAAAATGGCAGAAATTACAATTCCATACACACCAAGAAAATTACAAAAATTTTTGCACAAACAAATGCTTAAGCAACGATTTAACGTAATAGTTGCACATAGGAGGTCTGGCAAAACTGTGATGTGTATTAATCACATGATTAGAGATGCTTTAACTAATCAAAATCCAAATCCAAGATATGCCTTTATTTCGCCAACATTTAAACAAGGTAAATCTACTGCATGGGATTACATAAAAAATTTCGCCAAGAATATACCTTTTGTAAAATTCAACGAATCAGAATTAAGATGTGATTTTCCTAATGGTGCAAGGATTACAATTCTAGGTGCGGAGAATGACCAGGCATTGAGAGGTATATTTTTAGATGGTTGTGTTATGGATGAAACACAAAGCATATCTCCAACAATATTCCCAGAGATTATCAGACCTGCATTGGCAGACCGAAAAGGATGGTGTATTTTCATTGGCACACCCAAAGGACAAAATTATTTTTATAAATTACACAAAGATGCTCAAGAACAAAAAGATTGGTGGACAGGGGTATTTAAGGCATCTCAAACAGGTATTTTAGATCAAGATGAATTAGACTCTGCTAAAGAAATGATGTCAGAAGATTTATATGACCAAGAGTTTGAATGCTCATTTCAAGCTGCGATAACAGGATCATATTATGGTGCTATCATAGAACAATTAGAAAAAGACAAAAAAATTACAAGTGTGCCTTATGATAAAAATTTAGATGTAGAAACATGGTGGGATTTGGGTCTTAAAGATTCTACAGCTATTTGGTTTGTTCAAAAGTATAAAGATGAAATAAGAGTTATTGATTATGAAGAATCCTCTGGTGAGGGATTAGATTTTTATGCTGACCTGCTAGACTCCAAACCTTATAAATATGATAGACATATAGCTCCACATGATATAAAAGTTAGGGAACTAGGAGCTTTTGGAAAATCAAGGTTGGAATCTGCACTAGAATTGGGTATATCTTTTGATATAGCTCCTAAACTTTCTATTGAAGATGGTATTGAAGCAGTTAGAAAAAATCTGCCAAAATGTTATTTTGATAAAGAAAAAACATATCAAGGAGTAGAAGCATTGAAGGCTTATCAAAAAAAATGGGATGAAAAAAATCAATGTTTTAAGAACAGACCCATACATAATTTTGCTAGTCATCCAGCAGATGCTTTTAGGTATGGTTGTACTTTTGTTGGTGGTAAAATGACAAATTGGAAAAAAAAAATTGAAGTTAATACAAGTTACATAATTTAACATGGCTGAATTAGATTTAAAATTAAAAACACTTTTAAGCAATCACATTGAAACTTCTTTAGGATATTTAGGTGGTAATCTTTCTGAAGCTAGAAAAAAATCTATTGAATATTATTTAGGTGATAAACTTGGAACAGAAATAGATGGTCGTTCACAAGTGGTATCAACTGATGTATCTGATACAATTGAAAGTATCTTACCAAACTTATTAAGAATATTTACAGCATCCGATAAAGTAGTTAAGTGCGAACCTGTAACTGCTGAAGATGTACCTTTAGCTGAACAAGCAACTGCATATTTAAATCATGTGTTTTACAAAGACAATGATGGCTTTCAATTATTATATAATTTTTTTAAAGACGCATTAATTGAAAAGAATGGTTTCTTAAAAGTTTATTGGGATGAATCAGAAACTGTTGAGTTTGAAACTTATGAAAATTTATCTAAAGCAGATAAAGATGCTTTAAACGATACTAAAGACGAAATAGAAGAAGTTGAAGAAGAAGAATTTATAGATGAAAAAGCCAAAGAAGAATTTGATAAATTATTAGAGCAATACAAACAACAAGGTTTAGAAATACCACCTGCTAATGAAAAAGATTTTACTTTATATAATTGTAAAATCAAAAGAACAAAAAAACATGGCAAAATAAAAATTGAATCTGTACCACCTGAAGAATTTTTAATTGATCGTAATGCTAAAACAATTCAAGATGCAGATTTTGTTTCTCATAAAGTTTTAATGTCAAGATCAGATTTAGTGGCTATGGGTTATGATGAAGAAGAAGTAAAAAATCTTCCAGCTTCAAGTGATGATATTTATAATACTGAAGATATGGTCAGGCAAAGAAATGTAGATGAATATCCTGTAGATAATTACACTCAAGGTCAAAACACAAAAGTTTTAATTTATGAATCGTATGTAAGATATGATCAAGACGAAGATGGTATTGCAGAACTTCGTAAAATAGTTTCAGCAGGAGATAATGGTTCTACAATTTTAGAAAATATGCCATGTGATAATATTCCATTTGTAACAATAACTCCTATTCCAATGCCACACAGATTTTATGGCAGATCAGTTTCTGAATTAGTAGAAGATATTCAATTAATGAAATCAACTGTAATGCGTCAGTTGTTAGACAATATGTATTTAACTAACAACAACAGAGTTGCAGTAATGGATGGTATGGTAAACATGGATGATCTTTTAACAACTAGACCTGGTGGAGTTGTTAGAACTAAACAACCACCAAACCAAGTGATGCAACCTTTACAAGCTCAACCAATATCTAATCAAGCATTTCCATTATTATCTTATTTAGATACAGTTAGAGAAGCTAGAACTGGTATTACAAAGTCTGCACAAGGTTTAGATGCAGATACATTAAATTCAAAAACAGCAACTGGTGTAAATACTTTGATGACGCAAACACAAATGCGATCAGAATTGATTGCAAGAATATTTGCTGAAACAGGTGTTAAAGATTTATTTAAAAAAATATTTGAACTTATGGTTAAATATCAAGACAGAGAAAGAGTTGTCATGATAAATAATATTTATGTTCCTGTAAAACCTACAGAATGGAAAGATAGATTTAATATATCTATTGTGGTTGGTTTGGGTACAGGTTCAAAAGAACAACAAACTGTTATGTTAAATAGTATTTTAGAAAGACAGATACAAGCATTTCAATTACAGGGTGGAAAAGAGTTTCCAATGGTAAATTTAAAAAACATTTATAACACTTTATCTAAAGTTATTGAGAACGCAGGTCTAAAAAATGTAGAAAGTTACTTTGTTGATCCTGATGTAGGTAAACAAATGATGCCACCACCTAGTCCTCCACCTTTAACTCCTATAGAAAAAATAGAATTTACTAGAATTGATGCAGAGAATAAGAGAAAAATTGCTGATCTTGAGTTGCAATACAAAGAATTACAACAAAAGTCAGAAGAAATGGCTTTAGATTTTGAAGCAAAAATAAAAGAAATGGGTTTAAAATATAATACACAATTAGATACTACAAAAATCAAAGCTGATGCAGACCTAGATAAAATGATGATGGCTAATCAATCCAAGATTCTTGAAAAAGCACAACAATCTGCTAATATGTTCAGCAAACAAGTACAAGGACTAGATGAAAATCAAAGACCAGGCAAGGAGATCGCAGGAGATCAGCCGATCCAACCAAGCCAAACAAATACTGGAGAGTAAAATTTTTATAGAGGCAATAGAATCTCTAAAAAAACTTTACTCTGAAGCACTACTTGAAAAAACTGGTGCTAAAGAAAGTGATACCAGAGAAAAACTTTGGATTGCTTACAATGTTGTTGGTAAAGTTGAACAACATCTGCAAACTTTAATTGAAACAGGAAAACTTGCAGAGAAACAACTTGAAGATTTTAGACAACAACAAACTAAAACAAAATTTTAACTATATAGTTAAAATAAGCCAAGTCATAAAGACAGCTTAACAACAGGAGGACAAATGTCTGACTCAAACCCATTGTTGTCAAACACAACAATACAAGGTGCTGCTAAACATATTGAAGGTTTAATGGACACAAAAGGTGTTATCAATAAACCTCAAGAAGAAGAAGCACAAGTTGAACCAAAAGAAGAAGCGAAAGCTGAAACTGAAGTTGAACAAAAACCTGAAGCTCAACCTGAACAGGAAGCTCCAGTTGAAGAAGAAGCATCCGAAGATCAAAATGCGATTGAAGAACAAACAACCGATCTACACCAGGTCATAGTGAATGGTGAAAAGATTG